CTCCAGCGTTTCCAATCACCTGTTTCATCTTCTGGAACGTAACACCATAAATCGTAAAACCATGATGCTGTGCCGTCTGGTGTAGAGATGAAGAGTGCCCAACCTTGTTTATCTGCTAGGGCTGGTCTTATTACCTGGAACCAGACATCGGAATCCATGAAGGCTGCTTCGTCAAGTACTACTCCAGCGAGACTTCGGCCACGCAAGGTTGTTGCGTTTTCTGTGCCTTTGAGTTCAATTAGCGATCCATTTATTAGTTCGATTTTGAGGTCGGTTTCGTTTTTGGATTGTATCCATTCTCGTGGGATAAGTTTTTTGATTTCTTTCCAGGCTATGTCTTTTGCCATGCGGTAGGTTGGGGCACAGTAGAAATATGTTTCGCCTGGGCGGTCTATTGCTGCTTTCAAAAGTTCTATGCAGGATAAATAGGATTTTCCGAATCTTCTGCCAGCCACGAGGACTCTAAATCTGTTTTTTGCGTTGAACACCTCCCCCTGTGCCCATCGTAAAGAGAGATTTTCGGCTGTTTTTGTACTCATGTAGTAAAGAATAGCTTAAATATTGACGGATTTCCGTGATTTTCTCGACTAAACCATGTTTTTAGGGTTATTATTCAAGTATTAACAACAATTTTAGTCCGTGGCTGATTCTGTTCTTCGTAATACAAATGGTCAATTTACATCCGAGCGAGCTTTGAAGGATGGGAGAGTATGTGGAAAAAGACAACCTGATGCGGTAATAGAAGCTAGAAGGCAAAGACTGTACTCAAGGCAGTTGACAGGTAAAACTACCAGACAATTAGTGCATGAACACTCATCCAGAGAGGGTATCGGAATAGATACAGCTTGGAGCGATTGGAAACAGGTAAAGAAATGGAACGATGAAGATTGGGAACAGGATAGAGAGAAGATGATCTCACGAGTCCAGGGGATGAGAATGAGGTTATTTGAACAGGCTGTAAGAAAAGGGCAGTTGCAGACGGCTGCTCAGATATTAGATTCACTCGGTAAAGTATTAGGGGAGAGTGTGGAGAACATTAATTTAAACACTCCACAACTATCAATTCAAGTAGAAGCTAAGAAAAACAGTTGACACTAGAGTAATATTGTAGTATTATTATATTGTAGTACATTTATCGCTTATGCTCTGATTTATCAGTAAGTTCCCTGTCTTTCCATTAGCATCGCCTGAGGCTGCAACTTGACCCCTAGCTGTGGCAGATAGCCAATAAAAATTCCCCAGACTGTGAAGACTAGGGAAAGGGCAGACAGTGGGCGGGCGTGGATTAGTTCAGTTTGTAGCAGATATCAGAATTAGAATAGACTTTCATACATTTTTCGTAGGCTGTACTGTCTACGATACTTGCGAAAATGAACGTACTAATAAAAATAACCATAGCAAGTCGAACATAATTAAGATTGGATCGTGTTTCTAATCGGTAGCGGTTGCGGGTTTGTTTTGGGTTTGACATTTTACAGAGTAGCAATGGGAAAGAGAAAGAATTTAGAAGTTTGGAAAGTGAATTTTAAAAAGTTTACTGGCTTCAGTATGTTTTCCTAAGTTGGTTAACATTCTTACTGTTTTTAGTATTCTTGTTTTTTCAATTTGTTTTTTAGTTTTCATTTTCTATTCCTCTCTAGTTTTAATAATTTTTTATAGCAGATATTCAATAACTTTTCCTGACTTGTTGATTTATCAGCAACAATTAAAAAATAAGTTATTTTTGATTTTCCGCATCTTTGTATTTTGCAAAGATGGTCAAAGAGATTATCTGTTATACATTCGGGATTCATAAAACTTTCAAATGTAATAACATCATTTGGGTCTATTGTTGCCGAATCTATGCCGCCCCATTTACTAGGGGGTAATACTTCCAAATGGTACCAATAAGTTTTCTCAGTAATTACTTTTGGTTTGTCTACTTTGTATTCTCTTTCATTTGTTTTATCTCTCATTTCTGTAGCCTTAACAAATGAAGTTACTATTGCATTTGGGTATTCTTTTAAAACTTCATCAATAGAATTATAAGAATACATAAGGGAACCATCTTGTTTTATGAAGTCAACAAAGTTGGCTGATTTTACATCATAGATAACATCATTTTTAACAATGCGGTCTAGTGTTGTTTCTTTGGTTTGGGTTGTCATAAAAAAATACTATATAGTACATATCCATATTAACCCATTTTTACTTATAAAACAATACTAAAATATTATTCTAATAGCAACTAAAAAACCCCAAAAATAAGCACTTTTTACCCTCTAATCTCAATTTAAGAATTAATAAGATTCTCAAATACCTTGATATAACTTAATAATCTCATAAGTAAGAATCCTATAATTTTAAAATTTTCATGTGTATTTGTACCTTAACCAGTTTAAAATCATTCAAAAATACTACATTAAAAAAGCCCCTAAATAATAATTTTAGGAGCTGTAAACCTTTTAATTCCTGATGTAGTTTTTATACATACTCGCAATGTTTTAAAAATCTTTTTCTATTTTCATGTATTACTTCATAATATTTATTTGCTTTTTCTTTTTCGGTAAAATAATCATAAGTAAAAGTATTTTTAATTTTTTTAATTTGACTTTCATCTAGTCTTAAAATCTCTCTTAATTTTTCAGTCTTTAAAATTTTATTTTCTTCTATTCTTTTTTTAGCTTTTTCTATTCTTATTAAATCTCTTTCAATATCATCATCAAAATCATTTAAATCTTTAAAATTATTTCTAGGGATATAATGAACAGTTGAACAATCTTCATAAGATCTTTTAACTGTATAATCTCCATTAGATTCTAGTAAATGTTCTAAATCTGAAATATCGCAAATATAGTTATCATCTTCATAATATTCATCATTATTTTTAATTTTTAATTCTTCATATTCTTTTTCTAAATTAGCTAGACGTTTTTTAGCAATTAATTTGTAATTGGTTTTAGTCATTTGTAAATTTGGGTGATTGTACAATATTATTCTAATGCATATTTAATAAAATTTCAAACAATAAAAAACCCTGACTTTTTACATCAGGGCTAATAAAATTTAATTTGTTTTGTACTATCTAGTCAAAGCTAAACATTCTCTTTTTGCTAAATCAATTCTATTTCCGCATTTACCATTCAATAAAGATTCCATTCTTACTCTAGCTCCTTTTATATCGTCTTTAACTCTTTGTTCACAATGTGTTTGTTGATAAGTAAGAGCATTAAAGCAATTATACAAATTAGGTGCTATCTCAAAATTTTGAGTTTCTTTTAGAAAATTACTTCTAATATCTGCCCATTCTTTTGAAAGATCTTTATTAAAATCTTTAGGTCTTTTTTCTTTTGTGTCTTTATCTACTACCGATCCAATTAATTTATCCTGTAGCATTTGTTTTGAAAGAGTCGCTAAAACTTCCATTGCTTCATATCTATCTTTAAATGAAACATTTTTCATTGCTTTAAATTCTTCAATAGAATTAGCTAAATCCTCACGTTGCCAAGAAATAAATTCGGGTAAGTTTTTAACATAATCATTAATACCTTTTGAATGTTTAAAAACTAATTTATTTTTAGATCTATTTATTCTACCCATTTGGTTAAAACAAAATAATCTAAAATCAATAGAAACAACTTTGAATGAATACGAACCATCATAAGAATTTATGAAACATAAACGTCTTCTAATTGGATCATCCTTTGAAACATCCATATCGGCATTTTTAATACCACCTGATACAAAAATTCTAGATCCGTTATTCATTAAAGCGATATTCTCAAGATCTAGAATATCTTTGTTTCTTTCAAAGACTTCATAAATTGGTTCGTTATCTTGAGTAGCGTATGTTTTTGACATAACGCTTAATGGTTTACCAGTTTTTGAATCTACTATACATTTATGATTTGGTAATTCAATGTCATTACCAAAACTATTTTTAATGTATATATCAGTATCCACTGGTGGATTTAATGCCCCAGTTTTTTCAAATTTTTCTCTAATTGAGATTTGATTATTTGGGTCTATGGTAGTACCGCATAAATCCTCATTACCTAGTCTTTTAAATCCATTAGGATTTTTATAATGCTTTTCTACCATTAATGGAGAATTAGCACTGTAAACAGTGTCTACTAAATTTGGTTGAAAATAGTTCATTTGGGTGTTGAAAAATAACTACATATATATATTAAAGTATTATTCTAATAAAAACAATATCAATTCATACTATTTATAGAAATTAAAATTTTATCAATTAGCTTATCTGACCTATAAACTAAATTATTTGAAAATTGATTATTATAATTATTTGAAACTTTTTGAAGAATAATTAAAATAAAAAATAAATCTTGAATAGATAGCTTGACATGACTATGCTTAAAAAACTTATGAATGGTTAAGGCCATGATGAATGAAAGAAAAATGAATGGTCAATCCATAAATAACTTAGTCAGTAATGAATGTCAAATTCTGAGAATTCTTAGTGAGAATTATGAATGAGAATTTTTAAGGTTGCCTATGAATGGCGATTGATGTAGTATTGTATTGTTCTATATCATTCACCCACAATGAACGAAAATGAAAGAGACTTTAAAAAAGTACTCGAATCCATCAAAAATCTTGAGAATCAAATTGTTGAACTCAATTTATATGTGAGAGAACAGATTAAACATCTGCTCGAAAACAATAAGAAAGATATTTCTTATCAGCATGAGGTTAACTTAGATGATAAGAAAGTTATCGGTCAGATAATAAATCTTATTTCTGTTCAAACGAACCAGATAAAAGAATTAAAGGAAAAAATCGGTGACTAAAGAAGAAGCTGAGAACTTCATCTATAAATGTCTGGTAGATAACGAATCCAAAAAAGATCCAAAAGAAAAATTAACTCGTTTGGATATATGTGATATATTGCACAATGATTTTGAGATTCCTAGATCTACGGCATATAGATATTACAAAGATTCCTTTAATCTATATAAATGGGAACAGGCTAAACCCGATCCAGATAAAAAGGTTAAAGACAATAAAGATACCATTTTAGATAATGTGTTAGATACTGCGGAAGCTGCACTGGCTGACGGAGATACTATCTCATATTTTAAAGGTATCGAATTATATTCAAAATTACTTACGAGGTTTAAAAAAGTATGACTAACAATCCAAGTTTAATGGAAGTTGAATTTCACGATTGGTTAGATAACTGCCCTAATAGTTGGGTAAGACTAGCTAGTGATGAAGATTCTGCTACTTACAAATTTTATAGGAAGGATAATGATGACTGATTCATTTTTACATAACCATCAATCTGCACTGGACAACCAGCGTGAAGATGATGCGATCCAATATCTACAGGATTCTGGGGTTTACCCCGATCCTGATGATAAATTTTTTCCTATGGAAACTGATGATGATTAAAAAAGTTTTAGTAACTCTGCTAGTTACAGTGGACAGTGAAGATGAAGAAATTTGTCCCTCTGGCGATCCACTATCTGAAAATGTTGTACTTAATCACATAGATGATGGATTTATAGATCCTGTAGAGGAAATTTATACCTCGCATATATCTGATTATGTAGAACACTCAAAACGTGTAGAAAAAAGAATTGAGGATTTGTACCATGACTAACGATCCATTTACTAAAGAAGAAAAACAGTTAATTAAAGATGTATTCATTTATATGATGGACTACATAAATGATGACTGTTTTACTGAAGAAGATAGAGAACACTACGATAGTGTTTATATAAAACTGTCTTAAACTACTGCTAATTCTTTTAGGTTTTTGTGGTAGCAATCTACTCTATCTAAAAATATACTTTCTGATCCTCGTAACTCCAAGTTATTGAGGATTTTTATTTGGGGTTTTCCACTTCTGCGAGCTACCACAACTGCACCGTATTTTGGTTTTATGCCTGTGAGATGCTGTAGACCTAAACTATACGCTCCAAGTTGATGACAGAATTGTTCGATCATATCGTCAGATCTTACTTCTTTTGCTGTCTTCCAATCCACTATGAATGGCCCGTCTCCATCGATATCTAATAGGGCATCTGCTGTACCAGCAAATCCGTAGCCTGGTTTATAGACGGAAAATTCTACGGCATGAATGGCCGTTACACGTTCCAGTATGAATGATCGTAGAC